ATAACCGATGAGGATTTGCAGAAACTTATGGACAGGGTAGATGAAAGCAAACAGGCCGAAGCCGAAGCGCAGCAACCAGAACAACCATTATTTGAAGGATTAAAGAGACTTGGCACAGTTGGTTCTTAATCACATCGCTAAAATCGATAAACTGCAAGATGAAGTGATTCAGAATGCGGATAGCATATTGCCATCAATTGATATGGATGAACTATTGAAGAATCCCAAAGGATATTTATTAAGTCTTGGATTGTCTTTCTTAAATGAACACGTGGACGAAATAGAGAAGGGCGCAAAACAGGGTGAAAAGTTTGCTAAAGAGGTGCTAAAGAAAAGTGGCTAATCAGGCAATCACAGTTACAAAGAATTTTGATCTAAATAAGATTTCATTGGATTTTACAAAGGAATTGAATCTGTCCGGTGGAATGGTTATCAAAGATATTGTGAAGAAGAACCAGGGTGGTCTTGATATTAATGGAGATACGATTAAACCATTACGTCAAAATACGATTGCGGCAAAGCGCGGGAGTGATCCTTCACGTGCTTTATATGATACAGGCCGGATGATTGGACGAGGTTCGGTCAAAGGTGTTGGCGGACGTGGACCTTATCTTTCAAAAAAAGCAAAGAAAACAGATCAAGAAACGACTGTTTCAGTAGCAAAAGACAGGGAATCAATTGGTGTTTATCACAATGAAGGAATGGGACTGCCGAAGCGTGAATGGTTTGGTATCAGTAAGGATGCCATCAAAGACATTATAAGAATGGTTGAATTAAAAATAGAGGACCGAATTAAACGTGCCTGATCTTCAAATAACAGTCGCCAATCAAATCACTACATCCGCAGCAATAACCGCATTAACGATTGAAGAAGCAATTGCCAATATGCAACTTGCGGGAATGTCGGATGAGGCAATCAAACTAACACTTCTAAACGATTTAAAAGAAGGTGGAATACTTTTCGGTACTTTTAGAAATAAAATTAAAAATAACGTGAAAAATGCGATCAAACTTTCATCTAATGGAAGTGCAAACGGACAATTTAAAGATGCCGGTGTAGATAGATTTCAATGGGTATCAGTAGGCAAATCATGTCCAGACTGTGTGGAGAAACATGGGGAAACTGGAACGATGGAGTTCTTTGGATTGTTGGGATTACCTGGTTCTGGATTCAGTTTATGTGGTACTAATTGCGATTGCGAATTATTGCCTATTGATTATAAAGACGAGAATTTCGATAAACCGCTTGTAAAGCAAAAGATTTAATGAACAACAACAGGAGACAGTAATGTCAGAAGCACAAGCAACCGTGCAAGAAC